TGCTTAATTCATTTTGGTAACCGTGCTAAACTAGCGGTTAATACTTAGAATAAAACACTGCACGCGGGAATCCGCGTGCAGTGTAAGTTAGATTAGTTGGCAGTTATTGCCTTAATAGACCATAAACGTCATATTAGGCATACTATGCCTATTTGTGACCTTTACGTCTATTATTTTTCTAACACAACCAATGTTTTATTCTAAGTATTAACCGTGCTAAACTAGCGGTTACCAAAATGAATTAAGCAGCAATTGTTTAGATTATATGGCAGTTATTGCCCCAGTAGACCATAGACGTCATAGTGGGCATATAATGCCTATTATGACCTTTACGTCTATTTGATATTTTAATACAATCAATGCTTTATTCTAAGTATTGACCGTGCTAAACTAGCGGTCACCAGACTATTTATATAGTCGATAACCATAACGACGGTAATGTCACCACAAGGGTGACCAAGTCCGTGTCCTAGTATCTACTTGGGAATATTTTCGGACCAGCCTGCCAGCTGGGCCTTGCCTCTACATTTGAGGCCATTTGATTCTTCATGTTGAAGATGTAGAACTACACCTGGATACTGTTTTCAGGCGATTTAATGTTTTGATTTTAATTGATTCGTAGCGTATACAGCGCACTAGTTGAGGTTTCCGTCAATTCCTCACTAGCCTCTCATTGAGAGCATCGGTTCAATTCGAATCTTGGCAAATAACGTACGAAAACTCAGTATTGTGTGTGTGTGTAGGCCGGTACCGTATGGGTAAAACCGAAATCCTGATCACACATGCATTATTGCTTGTGGAAAGCTACGTGACGCAACGTGAAGGATAGGGTTGACCAAGAACCCCGTTCATCAAATTTCAAGAATCCACCCTGTATGAATTTAAAGTTGTTATAAGATTAAAACGTTTTTAGGTGGATAAATATTGACAAAATGTTTCGTAATTCTGTAAATTTCGATTACGAAACTGGATCCTTCAAGGATCTAACGCGTGCTTCCTACGCGCGTCGTGTTACGAATGAACACGACGCAGCTCGCCGTCCCTTCAAAACCAGTAAAGTGTGGAAGCATTCGCAACAGTGGAAGGAGTCTTTTAAGACTATTAAAACCACGCAATTGGACACAATCTTTGAGCAGTCCTTCGAACCTCATTTTGGCTTTGAAGAATTGACTGCTGCTACATTTGCGATTGATGCACTTGCAAAATTCGCTAACGTAAAAGTTCCAGATCAGGTTTTGAAGGAAGTCGAGGGAATCATTCTTCTTCTCGTGAGTCTATCTCAGCAAACCACACCTTTGGGTGTGGTTTCGTCTGTTTTGTCTTGGGTACGAAGTAGAACAACCCGTTCGATCTTTAAGACGGTTAAGGATTTTGTGCAGGAAACATTAGTTAGCACACAGTCCAACGTAACGCCAGATTGGTTGGAATGTCTTCGGGACATTCGCCAAAATTGGCAGCTCTGTAAGGGAAACAGAGCGTTTAAACAGATATCAAAACTGTTGGGTTGTCTTGTTATGCTCGGATTGTGTGACGTCTCTAAACTCACATTTAACATTGGGCAATTCAAGATATTTACCCCTGAATTGTGTGAGAAACACATGACAGCTTTTGATATCGCGGATGCAATTTTTGAAACAGTTGTTTTCTTCACCGAAGGCGCATATTTATGTTTCCAAACTGGTTCATTGAAACCATTGTTGGTAAATGATCGCACCGCTATGGAGTTAGACACTGAATTTGCACAGGTTTGTTCTTATTTTGAACTGGTGCGTAATGGTAACTTGTATAAGTTTGAAAACATTACAGACCAGGAATTTGAGAAACGATTGAACAGATTGTCCACATCATTGATTAATTTGTCACAATCCTTAAAGGGATTAGATAAGAAACTTGTTTTGGATAAAGTTCAAAAGGTTCTCACAATGCAGAACGACTTTGTTGCAATGAAAGTTGCATCAGGCGTTAGGCATTCACCTTGGGCTATTGAGCTTTTTGGTGAAAGTAGTCAAGGGAAGACTACTTTTGGTGATCAACTTATTGATGCCGTGTTGACTAGTCAGAATATGTCAACCGATAAACAGTACCGATGTGCTTATAATGCGGGTGACAAATTTATGTCTAACTGGACAACCGATAAGACTGTGATGATTTTCGATGATATATCGAATGCCAAATCGCAGTTTGTTGAACGTCCTCCAACTCAGGCTATTATTGATGTGATCAATAACCAGATGTACTACGCGCCAAAAGCCGAGCTTGAGTCTAAGGGAAGGTGCTTTGTTGAACCCTGGATTGCTGTGGCAACAACGAATAAGAAGGATTTGGATGCTGGATTGTATTCAAATTGTCCGTATTCGGTTCAGCGCAGATTCACTTGCATAACTGTCAAGGCGAAGAAGAAGTTTCAGCGATTTGAAGGTGGTACACCATGTGGTGTTGATCCTACTAAAGTTCGCGAACACTACACTGACGCACAGGGTGTTTACACAGCACCATTATTTGATGACATTTGGACACTTACAATTGAAAAAGCGGTTAAACCTAAGGATTTAGGTGAAGTAGCCAAGTATAAGCCAATTTGGTGGACCAATAAGCAAGGTGTTAGGAAACTCATGGAGAATGTGTCAATGAAAGAATGCATTTGTTGGGCCATTGAGGATTTTGAAACACACCGCAAGAATCAGGCAGCTATGCTTGAAGCTATGCGCGCTCGGGAGAAGAAAATGGAGCTATGTGGCGTTGATGGATGCACTCATTTAAAAGGCCACTGCCCTTATCACGCGCAACAGAAACCTCATTTCGGTAAGGAAACTGTTGTTGCGGCTAGGAAGTTGTGGTTTGGCGCTGGTGATGCGCTTGAACAGTTACGCGCTAAAGCGGACCAAGAAGTGTCAAGAAAGATGTACGAACAGGGTACAAGATTTTTAGCTACTTGGAACTGGATCAAGTTTATTCCTGCTGATATGATAGGACACAAATATGCGCCCACAGTTTTCCGCTGGCTTTATCAGAATGATTTAACGCAGAACTATCAATGGGAGTGTTATCGTTTACTTGCTACACTTTTCTTATCGCTCCTTTTTACTATAGTGCTATTTCCGAGTAGATTTGGTGCTTATTTGTGTCTTTGGGAGATATTTCTATATGCGATTTCCACGAGGGAGTTGGTTTACCGAGTTGAAGCAAAACTTTACGACAATTTGAAGACAACTAATATGGAAGTTGCGCCCATTTTGCGTAAATATCGTGACCGGTATGCAAGAACTATCTGCGGTGCGTCAATAGGTATCGCAGTCGTTTACGGTCTTGCTAAAGCTTATAGAGCATATCGTTCCAATGTGCAAAGTACGCAAGGTTCTTTAGAACCTAAGACACTAAAGGAAGTGGAAGAGAGAGACTCGGAAGTTAATGTATGGACGAGTGTGGTCAAACGTGATTTACCAATAGGTGAAACCTCTAAACGAATGTCGGCTGATCAGCTTGGCAATGTCGTGCAGAGAGCTCTAGTTTATGGAACAATTCACGCTGACCAAGGCAATGGGATGGTTAACGGCTTGATGTTGTCGACTTGTGTAATATTGATACCAGATCATTATTTTAATGAATTTGGTGACGAATTGGAATGCACTTTTCACAAGAAACATCCGAACGCTTCCGGGGGAAAGTTTACTGCGCGTTTACACATTCAGTATACTCACTTGATTCCGAATTCTGATTTACGAGTATGCTATATCCCGAATGGTGGTTCATTCAAGAACTTAGTCAATCTTTTTCCTACAGAGGATATGCCCTCTGTGCCTTTCCGAATGCATTGGCGAAGGAAAGATGGGGAAATGATTCTTGCGAAGGGGTTGACCAAACCGGGTATTGTTGAAACCTGGAAGACATTCAAGGGCGGCTCGTATGAGAATTTAACCAGAAACACTTTTGCTGGTTTGTGTGGCGCGACATTAGTGTCGGACACAAATGGAAGTGTTATTATTGGTGTCCATTTAGGCGGAACAGCCGGCACTCCCATAGGTGTTTATGGGAGCATCACTCAACAACAGCTATTTGTAGCTTTTGAGGAGCTCAGGAAGATGGAAGGAGTAATTCTATCTGGGGAAGCAGGAAAGTTTGAGACTACTGTACTGGGTGTACAAGTTTTGAAATCGGACATTCCACTTCATGAGAAGAGTGCTTTGAACTATCTTCCTGACGATTCTCAAATTGAGTATTTTGGGTCATGCCCGGGCAGGGGCATGACCAAAAGCCATGTTAGGGTCACACCGATTAGCGAACACATTATTAATGTGTGTGGTGTTCCTAACATTTATAGGGGTCCAAAATTGAACCCCGACTGGTACGGCTGGCAGGCCTGTTTGGCCAATTTGGCCGTACCAGCGCATCCTTTTTCTCATGATTTATTAGCTCTTGCTATTAGGGATTATAAGGAACCATTATTAAAAATTTTCAAAATGGACATGTGGAGGTCATCTCGACCACTTACTGATATTGAAAATTTGTGTGGTATTCCGGGGAAAAAGTTTATGGATGCAATAAAGCTAAACACCTCTGTTGGTTTTCCATTATCGGGTCCGAAAAGGGATTTCGTGAACCAGTTGGAACCTACAGAAGATCGACCGAACAATCTTGAGTTGCAAGACAATATTATGGATGAGATTAAACGCATTGAAGAATGTTATCGACGTGGTGAGAGGGGTTATCCTATTGCAAAAGCTTGCAAGAAGGATGAAATCTTGACCAAAGAAAAATGTCGAATTTTCTACGGTAACGCTTTATCTCTGACATATCTTATTCGAAAGTACTATTTGCCGCTGCTTCGTGTATTGCAGATGAATCCGTTGTTATCCGAATGTGCTGTGGGGATTAATTCCCATGGTCCAGAATGGGAACAACTGCATGTGCACGTCACGAAGTTTGGCATGAATAGATTGTTCGGTGGAGATTATGGCAAGTATGATCAAAAATTACCTGCTCAATTGATTTTCGCTGCCTTTCGTGTCTTAATTGACTTTGCAAGGGTATGTGATTATACTGAGGAGGATATTCGCATCATGGAGGCTATGACTGGAGACGTTGTGTTTGCATACATAGCTTTTAATGGCGATTTGATTGGACTCACTGAAGGCGCCCACATTAGTGGGAATTCTTTGACTGTCATTATCAATGGAATCTGCGGTTCTCTGAATTTGAGGTGTTTCTTTTACACGCAATACAAGCCGGAGTCGTTTGAAAAACGACTCGTATTTAGAGATTGTGTGGCAGCTATGACGTACGGAGATGACAACATAGGCTCTGTGAGGGAAGACATTGACAAGTTTACCATTAAGGAGTGCTCGCACTTTCTTGGTAAATATGGACAAGTTTACACAATGCCCGACAAAGAGTCAGAATTGTTAGATTTCTTACCTGCCGAGGAATTTGAATTTCTGAAGCGTTTTAGCGTTTGGCACCCAAATTTGGGGGTGCATCTTGGCGCACTGTTGGATAAGTCAATCTATAAGTCTTTGCATTGCTTTATGCGAGAAAAGAATAGCCCGTTGACAGAAGAACATGCGTGTGCACAGAATATTGATGGCGCTCTTCGCGAGTGGTTTAATCATGGGAAGGAGAAGTATGAGGAGCAACGCTTGCTCATGATTGAGGTTGCGAAGCGAGCTGGTATTTCTCATATGTGCACTGGATTACAACTCAGTTATGCCGACCGCGTAGCGGACTGGGTTGCACAATATCGCGGCAATTAGTCATTTGGAGACTTTAAATCCAATCCAGTTTCGAATCTGGGTTAACAAAATCGGCCATGTCACTTTGGAGACTTTAAATCCAATCCAGTTTCGAATCTGGGTTAACAAAATCGGCCATGTCACTTTGGAGACATTAAATCCAACCCAGTTTCAAATCTGATGGTAAGCAAAATTGGCACGTGTGCATGGTTACCGTGTGTGTGTCTATCTTTACGCATTTTGTAGATCACATATAGGCTTCGCACGTGGAAGGGTCCCTGAGGGGAATCGAGAGATGAGTTCACCCTGCTCAAACGTAAATGCCTCACTCTGCATGAGCTAACCCGCTCAGCAGTTTGTACATAAATGGGTTAATAACATATGTATTAATAAAAATATATACAATGATGGTCGTGTTGAGGTTGGCACTACCAGTCCACTATTGGTGGATCTTTACAACCATACCACAAGTGTCGGTGTATCATTACCGATATTTTGTGGACCGCAGTCAGGTCTTGAATCATATGCAGATGGGACAACAAATGACAATTCAATTGTAAAGGTTGACGGAAATTCACAAGTTGAAAATGTGAAATTTTCTGATCAAATTGATCCCTATATGTATGCCGTTGATTCCGAAATAGATCCGACTCGCACTTTGCAGGACACCAATGATGCGGCGCTAGAGAACTTTTTCTCGCGTCCTATCAAGATTCATGATGAGAAGTGGAGTACATCTACCACTCTCGGATTTGATATTGATCCTTGGCGACTGTATTTCGAGAATGCGCGCGTTCTCAATCGTATTTCGAATTTCAATCTTTTACGTGCTAAATTGCATGTGAAGATTGTTATTAATGGCAATGGTTTCCAGTATGGGAGATCCATGGTTTCATACCTGCCATTCAATGCTTATGACTCATTGTCATCAAATTCTGCGTTAATTCGCGAGGATTTGGTGCAAGCGTCACAGCAACCGCGCATTTTCTTAGATCCTACGACTTCGCAAGGAGGTGAGTTACTCTTGCCTTTCTTCAATTATCAAAATTACATTTCAATCCCTGAATTACAGTGGAGAGAAATGGGACGATTGTACTTTCGGAGTCTGAATACCTTGAAACATGCCAATGGGTCTAATGACGTGGCTACTATTTCTGTATTTGCTTGGGCCGAAGATGTGAAATTGAATGTTCTCACTTCTCGGGATCCAACTGGCATTCCACCCCAATCGGGTATGGAGGTAGATGAGGTTAATGAGAAAGGCAAGGTTTCAGGTCCTGCGACTGCAATAGCCAAATTTGCAGGGAAGATGACTAATATTCCCTACATAGGGCGGTTTGCCCAGGCCACTGAAATGGCTGCGAATACCACCGCAGCAGTGGCTAAGATGTTTGGCTACTGTAGACCACCAGTGACCAAGAATCCAGAGCCATATAAGCCTTATTCAGCATCATCGTTAGCACTTACAAATACCGGTGATGGGCCAGCAAAATTGACTGTTGATGACAAGCAAGAGTTGACAATTGATCCAAGGACGACAGGACTTGGTGGCGTGGATCCAATGAACATCAAAGAGATTGCGAAAAGGGAATCATATTTGACAACGTTCAATTGGAACATAGGCACATCCACTGAGTCATTGTTATGGAACATGCGCTTAGATCCATGTACTTGGGCTGAGGATTCAGGCGGATTTGCAACATCGTATCATTTCCCTGCGTGTGCAATGGCTGCATTGCCATTCACGTATTGGACTGGGTCGATGAAAGTGCGTTTTCAAATTGTTTGTTCGTCGTTCCATAAGGGGCGTCTAAAATTTGTTTACGATCCTCATTATTTTCAGAGTAATGAATACAATACTAATTACCTGAATGTTATTGATATCGCTGACCAGACAGATTTCACGATTGAAATTGCAAATGGTCAAGATCGCACTTTGCTTAATCACGCCCGACCAGGGATCAACTCTGTGACCGAGATGTACAGCACCACACCTTATATAGGTCCATCTTCTTTTGGGAATGGTGTACTAGGAGTTTATGTTGTGAATGAATTGACATCCCCTAACAGCACTGTGAACAATGATATCGAAATTAATGTTTTCGTGTCTATGGGAGATGACTTTGAAGTGTTTGTTCCCGATGATCACTTTCAGTATTTCACATGCAAGCCCCCGTTACCTCAGTCAGGCTTTGAGCCGCAATCTGGCAATGAAGGAGCTCTCGTTTCTGAATCGCAGAATACGAATGAACCATCTGCACCTCAGCAAGAGGAAGCTATTGCGTTAGGCCCAACAAAGTCAGACAATTGCAGCGTCAACAGGGTATTTACTGGAGAGGCTATATCAAGCTTCCGAACCATGTTGAAACGATACAATTTGTGGTCTGCTCTTGGATACAGCGCACAGAATTTCGACATTCTCATATTTGGGAGGTATAGCATGTTCCCATATTTGAGGGGGAGAGTGCTTGGCGCTGTCGACGTAACTAGCACAGGAGTACCATACAATTATTGTAATACTATTATGTTGCATTGGGTCACATTGGCATTTTCTGGTTGGCGCGGATCAATCCGCTATAAGTTGCTACCTAGAGGTAACTTCGCTCCGGAAGCGAGGCCTACTTTTTATATTCAGAGGCATCCGTTAGATAGTCAACCAGCATACGACTTTGGAACAACTGGTTCTCCTACATACAGCACTTCCACACAGGTGCGACGAGGTGTTATGCCTAGTGAGGGGTTGCGCCCATTGAACGGAAATCCTTTTACTGGGGTTAAAGGACAGGTGTACCAATCTGGTTATTTGAACCCAGCTGTGGAGTTCGAATTGCCTTATTATTCGCCATTCAGATTTACTCCCGGAAAGAACGAGGATTATACTGATAATAACCGTTTTAATGAGAGTTGGGACTATCGCATTACTGGGCGTGGTGACAATACATCGGTGTGGGATATTCACGTGGCAGCTGGAGAAGATTTTCAAACTTTCTTCTTCACGGGACTGCCCCGTATGTATTATGAACCTGTTTCCCCTCCGTAACTAGGATCTTTGGAGATGTGACTCCTAAGTAATTAAACACAAGCATAGTTAGGTAAGTACTGAACTTGCCCACGTTGGGATAGCGCGTATTTAAATAAGATTCCCGAAGGCTGTGCACGCCTGACAAGTGCACCTTAATAAAATATGGTTCTGTGGCCGAACCAGGCGCTGAAAAGCGACCGGACTATCCGCCGAATGAAGATGTGACTTACTTAAGTAGGTTGCTTGATCAAATGATTATCTTTCTCGGAGGATGATCATGATCAAGTGGAGTTTTTATAACTTCTCCTGATAAGGGAGTCACAACTTTTATAGCGGTAGCCCTAAGACCTTCGTAAGAATGTCCTGATTGCATGACCAACTACATTTTGGATGGGGTCATGCATACCGGAGGGCCAACTATCCAAAAA